TGTACCAATTGATGCTGATAGAAAACAACAATTAGGTAATTTAGTTGCAGGACAAGAATCAATTAATGCTCCAGCGGGTGCATTGTTTATTAGAGGAATACAAGTTTATAGCACTGCAGGTTCTGAAACTACAGGAGCTAATAGATGGTTAGAGAAAAAAGATTATACTTATTTACAAGAGTTTCAGGATGTAACAGGAACATCAGCAGCTCAAGGTCAACCTAAATATTATGCTATGTTTGGAGGAGGAACAGGAGAATCAGATACTACATCAGGGCGTATAGCTTTTGCTCCAGTCCCTAATACAACTTATAGATTTAGAGTGCATTTTAACAAAATGCCAGATCTTTTAGAGGGTAGTGGAACCAATTATATTAGTATGAATTTTTCAAATGGGCTTTTATATTGTTGCTTATCAGAAGCATATGGATATTTAAAAGGCCCTATAGACATGTTGACATTATACGAGAATAAATATAAACAAGAAGTACAGAAGTTTGCTAACGAGCAAGTTGGTAGAAGACGAAGAGACGACTACACAGACGGAGCAGTTAGAATACCAATTAACTCAGCAAACCCATAGGAGATAAATTATGGCAATATCATCAGCAATATGTTCAAGCTTTAAACAAGAGCTTTTACAAGGTAAACACAGTTTTGAATCTTCAGGTGGACACACTTTTAAATTAGCACTATTTGATAGTGGTGCATCTTTAGGAGCAGCAACTACAGATTATTCTACATCAGAAGAAATTACAAATACATCAGGATCTGCATATTCTGCAGGTGGTGCAACTTTAACAAACTCTGGTGTATCTTTATCTTCAACAACTGCATTTACAGATTTTTCAGATGTAACTTATTCATCTGCATCTTTTACT